GGCCGTCGAGGTGGCGAAGATCGGCAGCGGTGAGAGCTTGGACTTGCGCGAATCCGGTAACGGGAGCGGCATAGCTCGGAACCTGCTTGAGGCCGGAGCCGATAGCATATCCGGTCGATGCCTTCACGGTGACAAGGATATTCGGGTTCACCGTATCAGTAACCGAGTTGGCAAGTGAGCGCAGATCCATCAGTCTCGCGCCTCATACTTTCCTGTTTCAGTATTCAGCACCATCACATCGCCTTGGCTGACACGGTATCCCGTGCTGTTGAGCATTTGCCCAGTATTGATAAGCGGCTTGCCCTGTGTTCCAGAGGCAACCGGCTCACCTGCTGCAACATCCCTTTGCGCCTGCACTACATCACGGGCGCGAATGTTCTGTGGATTGTTGCCAAACTTGAGGCGCAATCGGAGAGTCGTTTTAGAGAGGGGCGGGGCGACCAGATCAATGATGCTCTGCTTGAGCGCCCCATCAATTTCTTCGCCCATATACGCCAATGTGCGATGCCCGTCCATCTTGGAACGCTTCAACTCGCCAGCCATCATCTCAGGCCACTTGCCGGATTCATTCGCAACCATGGTGCGAAAGAAGGGACGCGGCGGAGAGGGGAACCTGCCCTTATGCCCAAACTCATTCCAGAAAGCAATCGGAGCCTGATCGCTGTCGATAAATCCCACCTGAACTGTTCCGTGCGCCCGCTTTGCCAAGTCGAGGAGCTTGGCTGTCACCGCGTCGGACATCTTTATTGCTCTGGTAGCCATATCGGCACCTGTTCCTCGAAAACCCCATCACACGAAACCTTGACTGCCGAAACCGTCGGTAACTCCAACTCTTCATTCTCGATTCGCTCCAGATCGCGCTCCAATTCGGAAGCGTCAATCGAGAGCGTAACCGTCATACCGGGCGTGGAAGCCAATTCGTTCCCATCGGCGTACCTGTGAATCCTTCAACCCGCGTCGGCTGTGGGCAATACTGCATTCCCCGATAACAAGTAGTCGCTTGCCAAAAGGCAGATCCATAGGCGCTTTGCGCGAACCATGCGCCGCTCCCAGGCGTTGCGGGAGTGTAATCGAAGGAAGCCCCCACTGCGCCCTCATTGGCAGCACTGACGCGCCCCACAGGCCGGGGCTGGCCATCTGCGGTAAGCAATCCGCTCAGGAACGCGATGTGAGCCGTCACCATGTTGAGGAGCGTGCCGCGCAACGTCACATTCTGCACGATGCTGCAATCCGTGTTGTTGAGATACAGGCCAGCTTCCGCGAACATCGAAGCGAAAAGCGCGGGATTCGCACTATAAGCCGCTGCAAACTCAGGGTAGCGGCCAACGAAAACGGCGGGATTGAACGAGGCAATCACGAATTGGCTGGCTCCATTACAACACCATCAATTTTGGCCGTCTTGCTCATCGGCTCGAACCCCGTTTTGACCTTCTCCGCGTTCTTCGCCTTCGATTCCGCTTCCTGGTCTGAACGCGCTTCAAATACAGCCCGTGTCTTCAAAGGCCCGAATCCCGCATAAGCCGCTTTCCACTCCGCCCAGAACTCCGCATCGACAGCCGTGGTAGAAAACATCTTGGGCGGAAGATAGAGGCCGCTTTCAGTCTTCGCCTCGTAAACCCCCGCAAGCGTTACGGTCAGGTTGCGGTTCTTAGGGTGATGCAACACAAGGCCGTTTGGTAGACGACAACCGATGAGAACTGTTTCCTTTGCCATGATTCCCTTTCAAGGAGCGGCTATAGGCCGCGCTGAGGCCGCATCTCTGCGACTCCTGTTGAACTGCCTTGTTGCGTTGGGCCCACTGCCTATGACAGATCACGCAACCTTTCCCGTTTGCCCGGATGTTCTCCGGCGTGCGGGGGTGTCCGTTCTTGCAATGCGTTGCCATTCCACGATCTCTGTTTCTCTGGGAGACTGACATCTTCAACCGGGTTTCTTCTGATGCCTTCTTGCCCAGATTGCCATGTCCCTTTTCTTTTCCCTGATGCAATTCCGCATATCGTTCCCTGCGTCGCATCCTTCGCCTCTCAATGCCAGTACAACCGAACATCTTGAGACTTGATTCCTTGTTTGCAGTTGCCCTTTTTGCTACCGCTTCTGGCATCTGCTTTCTGCCCGTCAAAAGCTCCGAGTGCCTCTTTTTTTGTTCCTCGGTTCTCGGAACCCCCGCGTTCCAGCCAGCGCATGGAGGAATTACCCCCTTGAACCTTTCTGATTGCGCCTTGCAATATTCCTTAGAGCGTTTCTTTCCCCGATTGCTCGCCGCCGCCTTCGCTCTCACTTCTGGCGTGTGGCATGTTACCGCCAGGAGCCTATTACCTTCGTTTAGATGCGCCTTCATCCATTCAGATTTGCGCTTCCGTTCTTCTTCCGTTACAAGGCGTCCCGATTGACCCTCGCCGCCGTCTGTTCTGTTTCGCAAGCAGCCTGTTCCAAGATCGATTCGCCCATGTTGTTTGATTAGGCGAGTTTCTTCTTGAAACGCTTCCTGTTCGGTTAACCCTATTGCAACAAAAACAATCCTTGAAGGATCAGTCGGCCTACGGGTGATTTTTCTGTTCTTGCTGTAAGCCCGGTTTCCCCTTCCCTTGCCAACATAGTAAGGCGTTCCTGCCGCGCCATGTTCTGAATTGTTTGCCCGTAGGTACATGTAAACATAGAAGTTGTCCATGTACCTATTTTAGCACAAAGTGTCACATTCAGCACCCCAAAAGGGAGGCGATTAAGAATGGACGGAAGAGCAAAGTCCCCCAAGTGCCCTGGCTTTGTTTCTGCTTGAAGCTCGACAGTTCAATCTTGATGGGATGCGCACGCAGCTTTTCGGTAAAGGCGGTGGTTGCCGTCCTCTGTCCCTGCATCTCGTCTGCGATCAATTGCACGAGTTCCCCGGAGGAGGTCGAGTATTCGGGAGCCGTCTCAATCTTCATCTTCGGGAAGTTCTTCTTGAGCATATCCTGCACATTGACGTTGAACTTACTCGTCAAGGTCAGATACACCTGAGAGGCCGGAGACATTGCCAGTGTCAGTGGCGAAGCCATGTCGAGTTCGACAAGGCCGTTAGCCTGTGCCACGAGCTTCCCATACAGAGCCTTGATGTCGTTGTAGACCCATACAGCCCCATTGTCTTGATCGGTTGCCTTCTGCGCCCATGTCACAAGCGTTCCCTCAGCGATGGGAGCAATGGGGGCCGACAGTGACGGGTCATTGAGCAGGCCGTAGTTTGCCAACCCAGCGATGCCGAAGAAATAGCTCTTGTTCTGGAACTTGTTCAGCGTCAGAACAGAAGCAACGCGCTGGCGATTGGCCCAGTCAATACGAGCAAGGCCCATCTTTTCCAGTTCGCGTTCGCCCCACTGCGTGATGACCTGATACGTGTAGGACTGGCGCTGTACCCAGTTCACGTTCGCGCCAGCAATGCCCGTCTCAGAGTAATCGCCGTAGGAAGAAACCATGCCGGTAGACTCGACAATCGGAAACATCGCTGTTTCGAGAGTCCAGTCGCCCTTTTTGGTTTCCTCGCCAACAATCTCCGTTGCCCTCATCGGAGCCACAAGGACTTCAATTACCTTGGGGTCGATGTAGGTAGACAAGAACGCGGGGATGCCGCTATTCGAGACTGTCACCAAAGCGGGTTGAGCATCCATAGCCAGCCGACCACCGCGTTCCTTTTCGGTCTGCTGCAACTGGGCATCAACCCCCATGAAATTGATGCCCCATTTCTGCGATACTGATTCAAGATGACGGTCCATGTCAGCTCCTTAATTTCCCCACGTTGAGATTTGCACAAGCTCGCCAACAGCGGCGACGGACTTGGCAGTGAACTTGGTAATGATGCCCTGTGCCGTGATAACAATGGTGCCAGAGGCGGTGTAAGCGGTGCCGGGGATGTTGAGGCTATAGAGTCCAACCCCGCCATACGTGCCGCTGATGAATCCAGCAATGCTCGCGCCAGCCGGGATGCCGCCCGTGGCTGTGATTGGCATTCCGGGGAGAAGTGTGCCGGTAACTGCGGTCACGTCCAGTACAGTTCCGTAGGTGGTCATGCCCGTTGCGCTAGCGACATAGCTCGCTCCGCGAACGCTGATGGTATAGACGCCCGCAGTTGCTACTCCGCCACCACTGACAATGCCAGTAACGGTTGCGCCAACCGGGAAGCCGGAGGCGGCGCTTGCGATGAATTCGCCGACCGAGACAAGGCCTGTCGATGCGGTGATCTTGACCACATTGCCAAAGCACGTGCAGGTTACCGCGCTGGCAGTGTTCGTGCCGCTCAGCACGTAGGTTCCTGCGCCGCCCGTGGTGCCGCCGCTATCCTGCGATATGACGGTTTGGTTCCCGGCGATGCCCGTCACATTGCCAACCGTGTCGCCGATGCTGATAAGACCAGTGACGGCGGTCACGTCGATGCGGGTATTGTCGCCCGCATGTGCGCTGGCGGTGAACGTTGCTCCAAGGGAGCCGGTATTGGTTGAGCCGAGCGTTGCGGTGATCGCCGAAGGAACAGCAGGCAATGAACCCACACCCGGAAGAACAGAACCATCAGCGTAAAGCGCGTAAATGGCTTCGCCGACCGTGCTGGAACTGGTGCCTGCGTTCTTGGCCAGGAAATCACCTGCAACCATCAGCGTCACAGGGAATCCGGGGGGAATGAGCATCCCAGCCGCCTGCAAATACTGCGTGAGCAAGCCTTGCTGGTCGCGGTGAATGAAACCGGACGGAGCAACGCCAGATTCGCCGAAACTGTTGACCGTGCGTCCATCTGGAGCAACCCACGCGAACTTTCCGACAGTTACGCCGCCAGGTCCGGCAACGAACGCTCCGCCATCAGGAGTGAGGGCAGTAGCACGAGGATTTGCGCTGGCAAAGTCTCCCTCTACCCCCAAAGGGTTGTAAAGGTTGACTCGCGTCTGAAAACTACCGATTAAAGGGCTTCCCATGATTCTCTCCTCACATCACCTGAATTTGACGGCCTGCGCCGGTGAACTTCTCTTCCACTGAAACCGCATCGAACGCCACTCGCGGCGCGGGCTTGGATGCCTGATGCGCCAGATTGAATAGCGCCCGGAGAGCCGGAACGCCGCTCACGTCCTTGTGATCGACCTTCATCTGGTCAAGCGCGAAAGTGTAAATGCCTTCCGCTGAATCCTGGGCCAGCACATCACCAACCACCGGGCGAACTGCGCGGCGGGCTTCGTCGGCGGAGCGAAGGTCAGCCTTGAACTCATCCATTGCCTTTTTCATGCCATCCTCAGCTTTCTTCTTTTCCTCTTCTTTGGAATCCTTGGCCGAGCAGTCCTTGGCCTTTTTATCGGCGGCTTTGCGCTTTTCCATACGCTCCTTGCGCTCTTCCTCGGACTCCTCTTCGGAGTCGTCGGCGCGGCGCTTTTCACGCTCGTAACGCTTTTTCTTCTCTTCGAGGGTTTCCTCTTCGCCGTCCTTGGCCTTATGGCCGGACTCGCCCTCCTCTTCCTTTGCCCACTCCTCGAAGGAGAGGTCCTTGGCCGTTTTTCCGTCTTTGGCCTTCTTGTCCTTTGCGGCCTTCTCTTCGCGGGCCTTCTTTTCGGCCTCGGTTTCCTCTTCGGATTCCGCGTCCTTGGCCGCTTGCATCGCGGCAAGGGTTTCTGGCTTGCGAAGTTCCGCGTCCATGGCCAGGAGTTTGGGTTCGAGCGCACGAAGATCGCACTGCTTGCGCGTCAGGCCTATCACCATTGGCTTGAGAGCGGCGTCCGCTGCCAGCTTGGGCGATGCAGCACAGAGAATTGCGTAAAGAGCTTTGCCGAATTTCGTTTCCATCTTCGTCTCCAATTCGTTGTCCGCCGCCATCACATCTGCTCCGGCGCGGCCTGATTTAACCAACGCGACGTGATTTCCCTGAATATCCCTCATCACCCCGTCGTACCTCTGACCCTCGTACATCCCCGGCGTCATGTCGGCGCGGTAGCTGTAGGAACATGACAGTTCCCGCACGGTATCCGTCTCGATTCCCGCTATTGCTTCCACGTCCCAGACGCACATATCCGCCATCAGGTACGGGGCAACAAACTCCACATCCGACCCGATTGTCCCCGCTATGCTGTCCTGTTTGGGATCGTCCGCGTTCACCTCGATATGCTTGAACATCAACTGCTTTGTTTTGAAGGATGGAGCCGCTTTCGCAAGCTCGCCTGGATCGCGCAACAGGTAGTACACCCTGTCTGGCGTCAGCCCTAACTCTTCCGCTTTGGGGATTTCGCGTCCGTAATAGGGATTGACCGTCGCTTTGGAGATGGGCGTGCGTTCGATACGCAACTGCCCGTTGTCCTCGTAGTGCCGGTTTTTCAATGCCGAGTCGCAAGCGATCTCCATAGCTGTCTCGATTTCGAGAATTGCACTATGAAAATAGGAGCGCAAGACCCCACTTGACAAAAGAAAGGCATTTGCCTTATAGTGGTTTTGAGGTTGCCTATGACCCGCTTCCCCTTATGCCGCCGTGGTCACAAGCTGAAAACCGGCAAGGATGGACGCCAACGCTGCCTGATATGCCAGTCCAGATACCTGCGGGAGTGGCGGGCGAAACAGAAAGGAACCCATGCAAATAGATGACCTGAGAGACACGCTGGCAATCGAGATCACACGCATCCTGCTGACAATATCAGCTGCTAAAGATTTCTCAGACATTGAGAAAATTCTTTCGCGTGCCTATCCGCTGACCGACGCTGTATTGGCAAAGCGCAACGTATCGCGACCTGTAATCACAAAGCGTGAGCATCTACCTTCCCGAAACCCGGAGAGGGGTGGATGGTCCTCCGCAGATGCAGTCGGAACGGCTGAATGTAAGGCTACGGTCAGCACGCGCAATGGCTGAGATTTTCGCCAACGCGGTATTCATCGCACTCGCCATGCTGGCATGGTGGGCTATTACGTGCTGGAGGCACAAATGAACATAATCTCTGAAAACACGTACTGTTGTGACGAATGCAACGAAACAAAAGGTCCGCTTGTAGAACTTGGCTCTAAAGGAGACGAGCAGGTACTCGTTTGTCTGGATTGCTTGAAAAAGGCTTATGCGTTGCTGATTACTCCTGCGTCAGACGCATCTACAACGCGGTATTGATGTGGCCAGTATGCGGCTTGCAAAACATACGCAAGAGCGCGCTGGCAGGTCCTCGCTAATAGAGGCAGGAGAGTACCGAAGCTCTCCACTTAATTTTCTCCTGATGGGGTGAACGGCAACACAGACCGCCCTTGGCACCGGCAGTTAATTTCCTCGCCCGGCCAGATAAAACGCTGCACCGCTGAATCCCACATCCCCTTAGCAATATCGTACCGCTTACCGTTCATGGCGACGTGCGTAGGCCGTGGCGTTCTCCCTGCATGGCTGTGCATCCAGATCGATTCCTTAATTCCTAGTTCCTGCTGTCGAGCCTTCTGGACTATGCTGTTCGCCTTATTTGCCTGATCTCTGGCGATAAGCACAGCCCTGTTCGCCGCGACGTGGTAACGCGCCCGAATCTCCGCCGCCATAGACTTGAGATCGCGCCCCGCCGCATAGTTGCGCATCACGATACCCTCAACCTCTTGCAGGTATTGCGCCGGTATCGACTTGATTAACCCCACATTCTCCGCCAGGGACGCCTCGAACGCATCCCGCATGGCCGGAGTCATAGTGAACTCAATCGACCAGCCGGCCTCGCGTAGAGCCATTCGCATAGCCGCGCTGGTGCCCCTGAATTGGTTCTTGAGGAACGACGCGGCAACCTTGGGAGCCATGTCGTCAAACTTACCCTGCCAGCGTTCCGCCAGCTTCCTGAACTCGAACTGCATCTGCTCTGCCGGGGTTGAGTCGGACGCTAAAACGGGCGGCGCGGCCTTGCGCTGTGCCTGGAGCCAATACTCCACAGAATCGGCCATCTCCCTCATGAGAGCGGTCATGCGTCGCTGATACCGCTGCCGGATACCGGCATTGGGCCAGATAGCGCGGATTGCCTTCACTTTGCTGGCTTGCATGGTTCACTCTTCGGCGGGAAGCCGAGCATAGGGTGTGTCGCTTTGACAATCAGGTGAATGTCCACTAGTTCCAGTTTCGTCAGCGGCCTTGGCTTGCGCAATATGAATGTGTCGTTGCTCATGCTGTCCCCCTTCCAAGTTGCGCCTGCTCCTCCGCTTCATCCGGCGGCGCTATCTCCTTGCTTATATCTATTCCCTGGTAGCCCGACTCTGGGTCACGAGCCAGCCGCTCGCGCTCTTCTTGCGCGTCGATCACCCCGCGGTCAATCAAGTTCCCGGCTCGGATACTGTCGTTGACGCGGATGGTCGATTCCTGCTCTTCCGTCATTTCGTACAGCGGTACAAACTCAAACGTGATTTCCGGGTCAATCGCTCCGTACATCGACATCTGAACTATCTTGAACATCTTGTCTATCGCATCACGCCAGTGCGCCTCTTGCTGGGCGTGAATGTAGTCGTACCAGATGCGAACCTCGCCCTCGGCCACATTGCCAAAGCCTGATGGAGTAATGCCCGTTAGAACGGTTGACGGCATCCGTGACACCACGCAAAGCTGCTCAAGCGCCTGGGCCTGCAATTCGTGTAAGCCACCCAGCGGTACAGCTAACTGCTCAAGCTCTTCGCGATCCTTGTCCAGAGCCATAACGCCTTTATTGCTTCGCGTGGCCGTGAATAACTTGATACGGGCGAACAGGTTTGAGCCATCATCCCCGCCTGTGAGTACTTGGTCCATTGCGGTCTTGAGAACTACGATAGAAAAGTTGTTGATGAGGTCAGAAACGCTCTGCCGAGTACGCAGCCAATTATTGACGTAAGGCTCCGCACGTTGCGAAAGACTCATACCGGAGAAGTTGAACGCGGGCTTGAAGATGTCGGGCACTTCGTGTGTGATTGTGACGATTAGCCGCGATGCGTCCCAATGCTCACCCATGACCCACCAACTATCCGGCCTGTAGAAGTTCGGGCTGGAGGGCGTCAGGGAGTTGTACATCAGCGGCGTAGTCCAGATCGGATCGACGTTATTGAATCCAATAAGGCTGTCTTTCTTGACTGTGCGCGGGTCGATGATGAGCGGCGTCTTTAGGTCTGCCCCTTTGATATTGATGAGAATCTGCCCCGTTCCGTAGAACGCATCATGTTCAGCAGCCTTGCGGATGATGCCCTGAATTCCAAGTGCAATGAACGCCTGCTCAATCTCCGTGATCTTCGTCTTGGTCGATTCATCTTCAGTGTCCGTGCTATTGAATTTAATCCACTTGCGCGTCAGTTCCGTGGCCAGCGCCGTTGCCATGTTGCGGTACTCCGAGCGCAAAGCCAAGAGCATCAGGTACGGATAGCCGGGGAAGCCTTCGATATTGCTGTAGGCATAGAGTTGTGAGCCGAACTGAGGCCCAGCGTCCATTGCCAGACGCGCACACTCGTAACCCGGCTCTGAGTCCATGGCCACCTGGGGAGTGACCCCATGCGGCGCTACTCCCTTCGGTATCACAGGGATGCGGATAGGGTAGTGGACGCGCTCGACTGGCTCCTCAAGAGCTAACCGAATCGCAGACGGGCTGATTCTCTGCGTTGCAAGTTCGTTACTCTTACGTTTCCTTTCGCGGTAACGGCGGACACGATCACGGCTGCTTGACGGCTGCTCGGTAGGCTTTTCGTTTTCCATTAAAGGCTCACTCCGAAACGATTATGCACTAATTCTCTCATTTCGTCACGCAGGTAGTATCCCTCAGCGAAGAAATCTCCTAAGCGTGTCCAACCGTTACGGAAGTCAAACGGACGTGACCCACGCCAGCATGGGAAGCTGCTCCGCACACCGTCGCGCAAGGCAATCTGGCTCTTGGAATACATCACTGGCATAGGCTCGGCCAGCATTTCCTCTTCTGTGCGTCGATACCTCATTGCGCCCTCATTGCCGCATCTAGCGCGGCTTGGTTGATATTGAGCGATGACGTTACAGGCGACGCAAACGCCATAACAAACGCATCTGCCAGGTTAGGCGACGGCACACTCCCACCGATCCGCGTAGACTTTGCCAAATCTTCCTTGCTCTCCACCTTCACCCTCCCGTTACGGTCAAAATCCCGCTTTGGTGTTGATAGTTCCGTTTTCAGTTTCTCCAGATGCGGCATATCGCTCGAAATGCTGATTAGGTCATCGTCTCTATACTTCTCCCCATGGTGGATTGCATTGTAGGTATTCCGAAAACGGTCTGCAATTCCCCACCACGTCTGAGCTTTGAGGTTGCAGAAATAGTCCTTGTTCTTGATTCTGTCCTGCCTATCACTCACATAATACTCTTCAGGGCGCTCTACCGCGCTCCCGGCATTAAACTTGGCATACCTCACCCGCAAATGCTTATCGCGCACTTGGTTGAGTTCGTCGAACTTCGCTCCGGCGGAAGCTCCCACACCGATGCTGTCGTACCGGATGTCTGCCTTCCGCGCCCCAGCCGCCAGGAACGTGCGAGTGCATGACTTGAGCAGTTCATCCTCACGCGCCCGCCACTCGTCAGACCATAAGGCCACGCTGCCGTGAGCGTAGACGTTAGCGCAGGCGTCCTCTCCGTCATCTGCCACATCAAATCCGATGGTGTGCTTGCCTGTAGCCTCAAAGCCTAGTTTGATATGCGCATCAATGGATGCCTCAATCCAACTGCGCTTGATGACTGTGCCCTCTGTGTCCTCACGCGGCTCCCCAAGGTAGATGTGCCGATAATCCTCCTCTGACTCCAAGCGCGTCCGCTCAATTATCTCAAGCATCGTGTGCGACACAAACGGATTCTCGTCATAGTTGATCTTGCGCAGAATATAGCGAGTAGGAGGATTGACCACGAATCTCTGATAGGCGAAGTCACTGGCGAACATCGGATTAAAGATGAGCCATATTTGCGACCCCTCTTTACGGATAGTCGGCTCCAATACTTCCCACTGCTCTTTCGTGAGAAAATGCGCCTCCTCAATCCAGAGAACGTCCACATCCTCAAGCGATCTAATTTCCTGTAGATTGCGGGCCAGCCCATAGAATATAAACTCACTGCCTGTGGTTTTATGAACGATTGACCGATCTGTAATATCGAACTCTGCCGCCAGCCCAAACCGTTCTATTTGCAGCTTGAGGACCGTGTAGACCGACTCCGCTATTTTGTTCTGGAATTGACGCGCACAGCAGAAACGGACTTTGAGAGTCGAGGCCAGGAAGATTGCAAACCCGGCAGCGTCCCAGGACTTCGAGCTTGAACGCCCCCCGAACAGTACCCGGCCACGCGCCGGAGTTGTCCAAAATTCGCGCAAACATGGATTTAATGTTGGGAGTTGGGCTATCGCGCTCATTTCGATGGCCTACACATTCCGCAAGAGCAATTAGGCGCATGGGCCGGTCTGGTAATGTGGAAAGGTTTTGGTCGGGGTTGCGAGTCTCCCTCGTCGGACTGTGACCGCACTCGCATCAACGGCTCCGCAGCCGCCGTTCTTTTTATCCGTCTGTCCTCTCGGCTCTGGATTCGGGCGTTTGAACTATCCCCCGATAGGCGCATGACAATCACTTTAGACCGGCTGCGATCTTCCGCTTTGGCTTGAGCATCAATAGCCGCGAGTAGCGCATTAGGAATTCTCATGGAAATAAGTGATGTATCACACATGACGTTCTTGCTTCTAAAGCACAGAACATTGAGACTAGGGCGAAGTTCAAGTATAAATTCCCGTTCCTTTTTGTCGATTTCGCAAGCCGGGAACTCTCGGTATTCAGCATGATGAGCTATTTTCCCATGAATGTGGTTTTTACATCTCCGTCTCATGTTCAAGGAACTCCCTACATATAAGCAAGTTCCGTCCTTATCGTAAAAAATATAAATTCCGGGAGAAGCTGGGGCGAGTGATAGCTCTTTGAATTCCATGAATACATTGTATCACTTCTTTTCGGCCAGCCCCGCGTAGAAATCATTAAGCGAACGCACGACGATTGGCCCACCATCCGCGCCGGTTACCTCTGTCTTGTCTGTAAATAGCTTCAAATGCTTGCCGAGGCGCTCAAGGTTCTGCCCCTTGTCGGCCAGCTTGATCTTCTTGCACAGCCCGTATGCGTGTTTCTGATCGCCTGTCCCCTCAAATAATTCCGTGACTTCCAGTCCAGCAACAGCCATACGCGTCACATCGTCAATGTCTGCGATTTGCTTCATGCTGCCGTCAGATTCGAGCAGCGCCCCCGGATCGTAGAACGCGAGTTTGGCGAGTTCTTGGAGAACGCGGTCCGCCGTGATCTCCAACCGCGCAAGCCGTTTCCCTGTCTTTTCAGCAATTTGCGCGGATACTCTAACATTTCCCAACAACCGCGGTCCCTGTACCCCGGCAGTCTTTTTGCTGTAACCAGCTCTAATTGCTGCGTTTGTAGCGTTCATGTCGATGAGATATTCAGCTACGAATCGCGCCTGCCGATTTGGGAGACCTTTACTCATTGCTAAATTGTACATCCTTAAGCGTACTCAACTTGACCGTTTCGCTCATGGCGTGATTATAGCGCGCTTTTCCTCCCCAATCACATATTTGACAACAAAGCAGCTATGTGCATACAATCCCTCTATGGACGATAAAACCGTATCAGCGGTGATGAGCTACCTGGGACGCAAAGGTGGGAGACCTCCTATCATGCGTCCTTGCCCCAAGTGTGCCCGTACAGTGAGTGCCAGAGCTATGCAGTACCCGTGCCCTGCACACACATCAGCAGCGGCTAGGAGATCTTCTGGAAAGATTTTCACCCGCGTAAACACTGAGCGAAACTGAGTTATTCACAGTTTTTGCACAACTAGATGCGATATTGCACTTGACATACAAAGCCGTTTTGTATACTCTTTAATCATGCAAGGGAGGAAA